GTAATTCATCAGTTACAAACTCCGACTGCAACTGTGCGATGCCTTGCAGTTCAGTTGCGGTTAGCTCAGTCGCATCACCAGCCCAGCCATCTAACGACTGCTTGAGTTGCGCCAAGATACTACGCAAACGTGCTGCCTTGACTGGTGCAGCGAGATCATCAATCACGCGCAATTGATTTACAGCATCAATGATGATGTCGTTATAGGCATTGATGACACGCCGCGCAACGCTATTGCTATAGCGGTTGAGGTCAATTGCGTTTTTGTATAATCTTGCTGGTGTGCTCACTGCGTTGCATCTACTTCTTGCTGTACATCAAAATCATCGCCTAGCACTTCACCATCTGATAATTGCATCAGCAGCGTTTCCTTGGTGATTGTGCCTGCAACATAAAGTTGCAGCAATGCATTAACATCTGCTGGTTCCAACCTAGCGCCGATGAAATCACGATTTACGGTGCAGCTACCTGCTGCCTCTTGCTGGCCCATGAATTGCGCATGGAATTTAAGGCTATTATCGATCATATCCTGTACGTTTTGCGCAATCACCATCATCGTGCTATCACCTTGGCTGCGGTCAATCATCTTAGCTGATGCAGTTTCAGCCGATAGCTTTTGCCCTAATACAGCAGATAATCCTAGTTCATTGATCTGCGCTTCAATTTGCTCTAACCGCTTGAATTGAAAATCAAAGCTACGGCCTTGCGGTTCAATGTATTCTGCCCTGCCATCAGCGGGGAATGCTAATGCTTCACCGGGGCCTGCTGATACTTCTTCGGCACTTGTTGGAAAGCCAAAAAATGCCAGCATCGGCACGGCTGAAATGTGCAGTTGGTTATCAAGGTCTGATTGCACTTGATAACTCTTTAGGTTTAGCTCTGCAATATCTTCCAGCGGTGGCCTTGATTCCATAAAGCCAACGCGGTTGCTGTATGCCACGCTGAATGGGATTTCTGACAGGCTTGTGGCGCCTTCATCGGTGATCCTGTACTCGCCATTATCTTGGCGTTGGTGGATCTGATATTGCCCAGGCGTTAGCACACGCACCTGATCGATTTGCTTTTCGCCGTATTGGCTATCGGGGTCTGCCTCTAGTACGGTTTCTTGCAGCCGTAGCTGGATCAATCGCTGCTGGCCATCTTGCTGCTCGGTGCGGTAACCAAGGATTTGACGTGGTGTATAAGTACACCAATAAGGACGACCACCATTTGATGGTGCATCAACAAGGCAACCAATATGGCCATAACGCACCAGCTTGCGAGTGGTTTCGTATGTCCATACATTAAGGTCATTGCCTTGCATGTCCACGTCAAATAATTGTTCGCGTATTGCGTCTGATACGTCTTGCAGCTTGACGGGCTTGCGCGTCAACATACCAGCCAGCATACGCTCTAGGCGCTGGTAATAAGGCGGTACAACACTACGCGCTAGGCGGTTATCGTAGCTTTCGTCAAGTTCACGTGGCTCCTGCGGCAGGTAGCGGCGATGCTTACGCCGCATACCATAAGTGCCTTGAAGTAAATCCTCAATCAGGATCCAATGCGGCTCCTGCGCATACCACGCGGAATTAGGATCCCCAACCTGCGCAACGCGCCGTTCGGTGACTTTACGATCGTAGGCGGCTGGGGTGCTATACATTGGCTGCTATTGCTTCAATACACTCTAACACCAGTGCCACGGCCAGCCCCAGCGTGCAGCGGGTTGAACTCACGCCATACCAAATAACCGATGGCATCATTCATGTGGTCATAACCGCCGTCTTTATCGGGTTCGCCCTTTTCGCTGTAGCTTTGCAGTTCAAGGCATTCGATCAACTTACGGCAACTGTGGTCAATGTGTAGACGGATCTCGCCTTTGCCATTTTCAAGTAGCGCCTGGACTGCTGCCACGCGATCACGCACGGGCGGGTTAGCGCGTGGTGATTGGTTGCTCATGCCGTAAGACTCAAGTATTGCAATATCGGTCTGGCTTGCGTTGGTACTACGATTGCCGCCGCTTGCATCTGGGTACATGTAGATGCGATGGTCTGGATAGCGTGCTTTGATCGACTGTGCCAAGGCGTCTGTATCATGAGCGCCACTTATCTCATCAAATACCTGTAAGGTCTTGCCATTGCGATAGGCGATCACGGCGGACATGTTGCCTACGTTAAAGTCAACCCCAATACGCAGCGGTTCACGGTATGATGGCGCCTCGATTGCGGTTACATGCTTTGCGCGATCGAAGCGATCATATACTTGGCCTGTGGTGAGGTTGACAAATTCACCATCAAGATATGCCTTGAGTAGTTGCGGATCATAGTTTGCTTCAAGCCGTTCGATGAAGTCTGGCGGCAGGTATGGATTATCCTGCGTGCGCATCTTGATAAGCCGTCGATCGCTGCGGCCTTTACCATCTTCACTGGCGAACGTTTGCCACATCCACCTAAAGCCCTCTGGTGTGGATGCAGCGGCAAACTGTCGTACATTGCCCGCACGTAAGCGGCCAAGGATCTTCGGAAATGCCTTGTTTGCTATTGCAGGTGCTACGGTGTCTATTTCATCGGTAAGTATCCATGCAGCGTTGATACCAATAATGCGCTGCCAATTCTCAAAGCTGCGGCATAGGATCTTAGTATCACCGCAAGGTAAATGCAGCATGTATTCAGGCAGCGGCGATGCCCTAAACGTATAAGGTATGTCATACGCCTCTAGAAAATCATCAAAATCTGACTGCCAGATATCACGAATCAATGGGCCGGTAGGCTCCATTACAACGCCGATAAAACCCTGATTAACAACAGCAAGATGGACGGCTTTAGCGCATAAGGCGCGGGTCTTGCCTGCACCATAACCAGCGCTAACACCAAGGATGCTTGATGTTTGGTCATCAACGAAAGCAAGCTGGCCAGGGTGCAAATCCTCGCGTATGCGCAGCAACAGGCTACTTACGTCGATGCTTTCATCACTGTGGCCAAATTCTTGCAATACATTGCCTGACCTTGCAGTAGCAAGAATGCTCACGAACAAATCTGCGCTAGCTTTGCAGCAGTATTGATCGCACCCAATGCAATATGTAATTGACCAGCGGCTCTAGCTTCTTGCTGTAGTGTTGCACATTGACTAAGCAAATCAGCCACCATTTGCGGGCGTTCTAAGTCCCAATCTGCTTTGAGCATCTCACGCGCAACAACTAAGTATTGATCGCAACTACGCGCACTAACCCCCCAGTGTTCCGAAGCATATTGAATGCAGTCTGATCTACGGCCACCATTAGCGATGATCCGCGCAAGCTGATTTGCGCGTTCAATCGTTTCCTGTTTGGTGCCTCGGGGTGCTGCCATAAATAGATGCTAGCAAAAGCCCCCAACAAATGTCGGGGGCCGATGGTATCAGAGTTTACTGATTGCCACGATACCTTCCTCGGCATCGACTTCAACGGCGAATTTATCGCCAGGTGCTAGGCCAAGCTGGCTGGTGTAACCACCGGACAGGATGGCATTACCGTTTTTCTGAATGGTGCCTTCATAGGAGAGGGCACGGCCAGATTTCGGTGCTTTGACGACCTTAAGGCCATAGGCCTCAAGAAGTCCAGAACGCAGTGCGGCAATTTTAGGTTTGCCTTCTGCGGTGACGTACCCGGTTGCTGCTGCCAGTTCGGGTTCAGATACTTCGCCAAGGATTTTGACTTGTGCGAGCAGTTCGGAGCCTGTGAGTGCCATGTATGTGGTTGTGACCGTTGGAATCATACACGAACCTGTACGGGCATGACAAGGTAAAGCTGACCGTCAATACCTACTGGCGACATGATGACAGGTGTGGTAGGCGTGTTGGCTTGCATTTGAACCTTGGCGCCGTCTAGATGCTTGAGACCATCGACCAGGTAACGGACATTGAAGCCAGCATCAGGGAATGAGCCGGAGCAGGTAAGTTTTTCAGCACCGCTGCTGGCTTCGGAATCTGCGACGATCGACAGCGTTTTGTTTTTGACGGAAAGCCTTACCACATCGGAGTTAATGATGGCAATACGCTCTAGGGCTGCGATTAGGGCGATGCGATCAGCGGTGATGGTGTGCTTAAAGGATTCGGGTACGAGCTTTGCTACGGCGGGGTAGGCGCCTGCGAGGGTACGTGAGGTGATGGTGACACCATCGGCAATGATGATCGCCTGGCTGCTGGATGCGGCAAGCGTGACCGTAGGAGCATCAAGGCGCTGGATAGCGGAGATGCTACGTGTCGGCAGGATGATGTCGATGGCACCATCGGCTGGCTGAGTGCGTGTGACCATGCGATGACCATCGGTTGCCTCGATGCGCATGGTGCCGGCCTCTATGACGACGTGCAAACCGCAGATGACGCCTTTGGACTCATCGGTGGCAGCAGCAGCTAGAGCGGCACGCATGGGGTCCACAAGGGCCACGGAGACAGCTCCAGCGGTATCGACGACCGGAAGGGCGGGAAAGTCGTCTGCATCGTGTCCAGCGAGCTGGTAGGAGCCTGTAGCACTCGACAGGCTGACGGCAGTGCCATCAGCGGTCAGGAGCAAGGCGGCATCGCTGTCTAGGCGCCCGACAATCTCGGATAGGACGCGGTATGGGACGGCGATAGAGCCTGCGGTTTCAACTGACGCAAGGGTTGTGGTTGAGATGCCGAGTTCAAGGTCGAAGGCCGATACGCGCAGGTGGCCATCGGCCATGGCGTCGATCAGGACATTGGCGAGGATCGGATGGGTCTTGCCATTGGATACAGCGCGACCGACGACCTTAAGCGCGTGGTTGAGGTCGGACTGAGCGGTAATGAATTTCATGATGCGGCTTCGGTTAGGGCAGTGATGATGGCGCTGTAGTCGGCGTCGAAGCTGGCGACCAGTTCGGCGGGAATGGGGATGCCTTCGTCTTGTGCGTTATCGCGGATGGCGTTAGCGGTTGCCAGTGCCAGGGTCATAGCGTCATGAAGACGGTTGATGACGGGCGACTGTTTGGTTGTGATGCGAATCAAGTCTGGTGATGACATACGCGGTTAATAACTCAACATGCTGCCTCGGGATAACACCACCCATAAAGGCAGTGGCATCCGAGACAAGCGCATGGTATGCGGTTGGCGTCAGGCCATACAGCCCGTTGTTGTAATCCGCAACAATCGCCCGCTGCCGGATCAAGGCCGACCGGTTGGTGCCTGCCGCCGCCGCTTGCTGGTCGATGGCTGCCAGATCTTGTCTCTCCAGTCTCACTTTGACTTCGACCAATTTGGATGCGTGCCAGTGATACCAGTCTATCTCAGCGAGTCCCAACATGCAAAAACATCTACCCCGAAGGCAAATTGCAGCCCAAACCCCTTGGTATGACTCAAACGAAGGCAAAACGGCCAAATGCCCTACTCTTCCCTTTATACATTTTGTATCACCCTGTTACCGTTTCTCTTTTCTTACTTGACTTGACTTGAGAGAAAAAAGAGAAAATGAGTAATAGCAAGGGGTTTGGGATGTTTTTTGCCTTCGATTTGGGTGCATTTGCCTTCGATTTGCCTTCGATTTGCCTTCGGTCAGGCCATGGACAGCCCCGAGAGCCGCTTAACGCGCAGGATCGGGTCCACCTGAACCGTCAGCTCAGGCCATAGGGATTGGAGCCTGCCGACCAGCAACCGAGCCGCCTTGACCGGCGGATCGTTGACCGGCGACAGCACCCAGCGGCCATCCACCAGGTAGCCCTCAGCCTC